AGCATTACCACCAACGGCACAGAAATGAAGGTCATGAATGCCACTCTTTCCGAGGGAGAGACCCTTGTGGTGGACACCGACAGGATGACTGCCTATGTGGTGGATGAAAACGAAGAAACGCTCCGCAACGGCCTGCCGTACTTGCAGGAACTGAACTTTCCGACACTGGCTGTCGGTGATAACACAGTCACCGTGGAAGTGAGCAATGCTGCGCTGACCGAACTTCAAATTGGAGCCAAAAGCAGATGGAGGTGACGGTATGTCTCTGAAAACAATTTTGAATAAACAGACGGATTTCACGGGTGAATTTCCGGCAGAGTATGCCGCCTCCGGCTTGTGGCGTTTTAATGAGTCTGCGCCGGATGAAGATACCTCACTGGTGGATGAATCCGGCTGCGGACGCAACTTTACCATTATCAACTGGTCTGGCACTACCGCAAACCTCTCCAAAAGCCCCAAAGGTCGCCAGTTCCGATTCAATATCAACAACCCGACCTCTGAAAAGACCCACCTGCAGGTCACAAATGATGGCAGCATCTTTGCCAATCTTGGTGAACGCATCATTGTGGGCGGTTGGATGAACCCTACCACTTACTCGGTGGGTAATACTTTCTGTCCGATCTTCAACACCAGATACGGTCCCGGACAGCCGATTTTCTATTTATCCCTTTATTCCGGCAAACCGAGAATCATGCTGTACAACTCCGCAGGCTCTCTGATCCTCGACCAGTCTATGACACCTTCCTTCAAATTGGTAAATGGCGGTTGGTATTTCATTGCCGGAGTGATCGAGCCGAACAACAAGAAATTCACCTATGTGGTGGGCGACCGTTCTTCCGGCGAGGTGTGGAAATCTGAAACACTAACCTTTACCGGGGAACTGAACCGCTCTTGTGTTGCCGATCTGGTTATCGGTATGCACGCCACTTCCTACTATTACGCAGGTGGTTTTGATGACTGGTTCCTTGACTGTGATTCTCCACTGACCGCAGATGATTTGGTTGACTTTTTCAAAGCAACCGTCCTTTGCAACGGCGCAGACAGTTCTTCCGATGTGGATGCCCTTACCGATGCAAGCGGTGTTACGCTGAAATCCACTGATGGTGTCTACCCAGAAAGCGGTGTAATTTATACGAAAGCTGCTGACTGCAATCTTTCCGGCACGGGCAAGGTGTCCGTCACCAGTGAGTACACGGCGGGAGTCACCGCCATTGCATCCGTGGAGACCTCCACCAGTGATGACCTCACTGATTGGAGCGACTGGATCGTGGTCGGCTCAGACGGAAAGCTGCAATCTCCCAACCGAAACTATATCCGCTTTAAGGTTACGCTTACCACTTCGGACACCACCAAAACTCCGAAACTGGTGGATATCAGGCTCTATGACATTCCCAAGGCTCCCTATGAGAAGATCGGCTATGCCAGACCTGTGGTTCTTGACAGCAATGGTGCATGGGAAGCGGTTCTGGAAAATGCCTACGACATCATTGTTACGGGCGAAATCAACGGTGAGGATACTTTGACCTTCTGCATTCCGTACCGTGACAGCAAGCGAAAGTACATCGATAACGAGAAGAAAATCCAGATCGTTGACGATGTTTATAAAATCCGAACCATTACCGATGTGAAGGACAGCACTGGCAGCACCATTACCCAGGTATATGCCGAGGCAGAGTTCTATGACCTGACCTTTTCTGTCCGTAAGGAAGAAAAGAAGTTTGATGCCGAGACTGCCGATGTTGCGATGGCCTACGCTCTGGCAGACACCGAATGGAGTGTCGGCACGGTCAATGTTACCACCAAGCGCACCTGGACTTCCACGGAAAAGAACGCTCTTTCCATTCTCCGCAGCATTGCCAATCTACACGGCGGCGACCTTGTTTTTGACTGTCCGAACCGACTGGTGCATCTGCTGACGGTCAATGGCAAGGACAGCGGCGCGCTGTTTGCTTATAAAAAGAACATGAAAAGCATCGAGCGTATCGTGGACACCCGCTCTCTGGTCACCAGGCTATATGCCGTGGGTGCGGACGGGTTGACCTTCTCGGACATCAACGGCGGCAAACCTTACCTTGAGGATTACACCTATTCCAAGGAAATCCGCATTACAACCCTGGACTGTTCCTCCTTCACCAACCCGTACCAGATGAAGGAATTTACAGCCATGCGCCTTGCGGAATACTGCAAGCCCACCGTGTCCTATGTGCTGAATGCGATGGACTTGTCCGTTCTGACGGGCTATGAGCATGAAGCCTGGAATCTGGGCGATTATGTCCGTGTTGAGGATAAGGAGTTGGGGCTTTCGGTCACTACCCGCATCGTGCGCCGTGAGTACAACCTACAGGAACCCTGGAACACCGTTCTGGAACTGTCCACTACACTGAAGAACCTGGGCAGTTCGGTCAGTACCCTGGATACCATCGCAGACTCCCTTGAGGGTACGAGCGTGGTCTCCAATAACGACATCCGAGAACTGGTGCCGTTCAATCATCTGCGTAATTCCCGTGCCGATGATGACATGGCCTATTGGGTCAATTCCGGCTTTGAAGCAGACGGTGCAAACGGTGCTTCCGGCACGGCATCCTTTAAGGCTGTAGGTGTTGCGGATATGACCAAGAGTATGTCCCAGACCGTGTATCCGTCCAACCGCAGCAGTTATACGCTGTCGGCGCAGATTGCTTCGGACGATCTGGAGAAGCTGTCCGATGATGCCCAGGTGGGCATTGAGGTGGTCATAGAATACGAGGACGGCACCACCGAGACCCGTTTCATTGACCTGTACTGATGGAGGTGCGATATGGCTTATTTCTCGAAAACTACGGAAAAGATCACGCCGGAGAACTACTTTTCCAAGGTCAAATCCATAACGGTGCGTATCTGTATCACCAACTGCTCCGGCACAATTTATGTAACAGACCTTCTGCTTCAGCCGGGTTCTGTTGCCACGGGATGGGTAGGTCATCCCTGCGAGATGAAGTGGGTGCTTGATGGCTAAACCCGTATTCATCCGACTGGCAGAGGTCATAAACAAAAAGCAGGAAAAGCGTGTCATGAGCGTAACGGTGAAGCCTACCGTCACCAACTGCTCTGGCACGATCTGGTTCACTGACCTCATGCTGCAGGAAGGACCGGCGCTGACCGGCTATGTTCCGCACACGGAGAGCAGGCTGGCGAAAAGCGATAAGGTCTGGTTCAACGGCGTGGTTCGCTCCGCCGAAACGGTCATTGTCTGTAATCTTGGCGAGACCTCCGGCGGCTTGGATATCCACATCTATCCCAAGTCGGATATGGCGGCAGGATCGGTTTCCTTGCACCAGGGTGTTGGTGGGCAACGAGTGGTTTTTCCTAATGCCCTTCATGCCGAAGATGACCTGGCGCTCCTTGCTTCGGTGCGGGAATGCACCAGAAACGGCATCACCGAACCGAAAGATGGTTTTTATCAGTACAGCGCCGCCTGGGACTCCAAGCATAGGGTCAATCTGGAAACTGGAAAATCCGCAAGGGTGCTGTTTGAACTGCAACAAATGACAGATGGAGGTGACGCAATCTGATGGATAAACTCAAAGGCAAACGCATCATGGTCTGGACATTCATGGGCAATGCCAGAATGTATGAAGCCCTGCGCGATTACGGTGACCGCATCGATACCATCGGTCTGTTTTCCTTTAAGGTGGATAAGACCGGCGCCATCACCGAGAGCGGTGTTGCCATCAGCAATATGCTGACCTACATCAACAAATGGCCCCACATCCGTTGGCTGCTTACCGTTGCCAATGACGGTGCAAACTCCATCTTCAAAGCCCTGCGTGACAACACGGACGGTGCACAGGACACTTTCTGCTCCGAACTCGTCCGAATTATGGAGAAATACCCCTGGTGCAGCGGTGTGGATATCGACCTGGAAAAAGGCGACGATTACTCCACCCACGAAGCGTCCACCGCCATGTTCGCCCATATTTACAGCACCGTGAAAGCCTATGACCCTACCAAGGAAATAAACATCTGCCTGCCGGGTATGACTTCGGTCAACGGCTCGGTCGGCGGTGAGAACTGGTGCGTTTACGGTGATCTGGATAAATACTGCGACACCGCATCCATTATGACCTACGGTATGGCTTGGGCAGGTTCCGCTCCTGGTCCTGTCTCTCCGAGAAGTTGGCTTGAGGGTGTGTACGATTATGCTGTGCGGGTGATGAACCCAGACAAGGTATTCCTCGGTATGCCTGCCTACGGTTGGAACTGGCAGATCTATGACACCCCGGAAAATCTGGGCGAATACTACCGTGGCACATCCCACACCTACTATGCTGCAAAATACTGGATGCAGGGCGTGTATAACTTCACCGATGATGCACCACCGCAGCCTTTCATTCCGATCCTTTCCTATTGGGACGATTACGATATGGGTCCGTGGGCACTCCCTCATGTGTATGACTACATGGAAGGCAGAGATGCCACGGCAAAAACCTATCCCCAGATGGCAGAGGTCTATAACCGTAGGAACTATCTGACCGCTTATGCCAAGCAGCAAAAGACCGAGTTTGGAGAAATTCTCATTGACCACGATGCCGAGCCGGACAGCTATTCCGGCATTGTTTCTGTTTCCAAGACCCTTGTGACCTTGGGAGAGGACGGCTCTGCCACCTATAAGTTCACCATTGATGAGGACGGCACCTACGATGTTGCAGTCCGGCTGTGTTATCCGTTCTGGGATAAAAACAGCATTTATGCTTCTTTGGATGGCAGCACGGTTCATTTTTCCGAGAATCGGCTATGGTGGCCGTACTGGCGAACCACTTTCTGGGCAACCCTCGCCAAGGGTGCAAATCTCACTGCCGGAGAGCATACGCTGAAAATCTCTGTGGGTGTAAACGGCGTCCAGTTCTATGGCTTCCGTGTCTGCACGGACTTTTCCGAAGAACCCACTGCAGGTGATGCGGAATACACCCTGGCGCCACGAAAGTTCAAGGACATCAACGGAGATATGGTGGGACCGGCGACCGGCTTCAAGCTGACTCTTGAGATGCTGCGCCGAAAGCCGGACTCTGCACTGGTATGGTATGAGGATTTCCGTGATGAGCAGAAGATCCCGGAAAGCTACTGGACAACGCTCTCCGGCGAATGGGATGTGTGGCAAGACCCTAACAGCGATGCCAACCGCCCATACTCGCAGCTTGAGGGCTACGGTCAGCTTGCCTGGAATTATAACAGCTTTTCCGACATCCATCTCCGAGCGCAGATCATCATCCCGCCTGATGGTGGCGGCAAGTCCGGCATCTTCCTCGGCTCTCTATTCCTGTGCATCAACTACGATACGCAGAGGTTGGAACTCTACGAAGGGTCAACGCTCAAGGAAAGCTACTCGGCATCCTATGCAAAGACCTCAAAGGCAGACCTCCGCTCCAATCCAAGTGTTTATACCATTGAGATGCGTAAGCGTGGAAACAAGGTGCGGGTTTATTCCTCCACCTCGTACACGCTCCGCTTCACGGCTACGGTCAGCAGTGGCGGTGGTTACGCAGGTATCCGCTCGGATATGCCTGTCAACTGCCAACTGCTCCGTCTGGGGGATGCCTGGACATACGAACCGTATGAGCGTTTCG